TTATCTGGTCTGGTTCTGTTGCTTCCATACCTACTAGTGAATATCAACTTTGTGACGGAAGTGCTGCATCAACATCAGAACTTCAGGCAATTACTGGTACTAATGTTCCTGACTTAAGAAATAAGTTTATTGCTGGTGCTAGCAGTGGAACTTCAACAAACTGGCCTGGTGTTAAAGTTGGTCATACTGGTGGTGAGGCTACTCATACATTGACAATTGATGAGATGCCATCTCATAATCACCCATATACTGGAAGTCAAGCAAATGATAGTTACTGGACACGGAATTCTAGTGCTGAGCAAGATGAGGGAATAACTTCGGGTGGTCTAGAGTTTACAGGAAGAAATGCAGTAGCATTTCAAGGTGGTGGACAAGCACATAATAACCTCCCACCATATTATGCTCTCTGCTATATTATCAAGCACACTGCGACAAGTGGTAGTGCTAATAATGAGGGTGCTGATGCTGGTCAAGGATTCTTCGAAAATGATACTACCTTAAATAGTTCCAAGACATTACCTGCAAACAAAAACGTTGGTATATTTGGTCCATACACCATTGGAAATAATGTTACTTTGACTGTCCCAACAGGAACAACATTCACCGTCGTATAAGGAGGTAATATGGGAACTTTAAATTTAGGAAGTAGTGCGATTTTTTCTGGTAGTTCGGGAGGTTTAACTAATGCTCCGTCCGGAACAGTAATAAAGAATGGAAGTTATGTAACTGGACACGGAACGGGAGCTCGAACTAGTATTACTACTACCACATGGACTACACTGAATATAAATGGTGGTACTGGACAGGTATCACATAATATCACAAAACCTAGTGCTAATGTTCTTGCATTCAATAAAGTTAGTAATAATAGTCATTTAGAAATTGCTTGTTATTTTCCACTTTATATGACTGATGTCCTGTCATATAATGCTATAAGATTAATGTCTAGTCACGATGGTGGAAGTAATTATTATGAGACAAGTGGTTTAAGTAATGGACCTTTTCATGCTTGGGGTGCTAGTGGTGGTTATTATGCAGTACCGCCAGCAGACGGAAATGGCAATTACGTTTCTACAGATATAAGTGACATTATTTCATACACATGGAATACTAGTGATAACACTTCACAATCTTCTACTTGGTTAGCAAAAACGGGAGAATGTAGATTTTATTTTCAAGTAAGAAATTGGACACAACCATCTACGTTTACCTCACATTGGATTGATTTTTCAGACGTTTACCCAAGAGTAGGAAAAATAATAATAAGAGAAGTTATTCAATAACCTATAAATATAAGAAAATCACTTTAATTATGAAGCATAATATTCCATCAGCATTACAAGTACTTGCTCCAGGAGCAGAATGGGCACTTAGTGGTGATACATATTCTGGGTTGGATTGGCATAATGGACACGGATATGATAAACCAACCGAAGCAGAAATCACCGCAAAAATTACAGAATTAGATAATGCAGAAGCAATGAAACTTCTGCGAGAAGAGAGAAATAGGAGAATTATAAAAACTGATTGGAGAGCATCATCAGACCTTACACTTTCTTCAGAGTGGTCTACTTATAGGCAAGCACTTCGTGACCTTCCTTCTACAGCAACTCCAACCTTAGATGCTAGTTATAACTTAGATCTTACTTCTGTTACTTGGCCTACTGAACCTTCTTGATATGACTTCTCAAATTAGAGTTGATAGTATTGTACCAACAACTGGTATACCCACTGGTGGTGGAGGAGGTATTGTTCAGTGTGTTCAAGACGTTCTTACCAGCACAGTAACTGTTACCTCACAATCTTTTATTGATATTGGATTATCTGCAACAATTACTCCACTGTCATCTTCAAGTAAAATATTAGCTATTGCCGATATTTCCTCTTCTGGTACTAATGGTCGATATATTTTCTTTCAACTTGTTAGAGGTTCGACAAACATTTATTTGGGAACAGATAGTAAAACTTATGTAGCATCGAAAGCTTTTTATCCTAACTCTGCAAATACTGACGATGGTAGTGCTGTTGGTAATACTAACATGTTTTTCTTGGACAGTCCAGCAACAACATCACCAACAACTTATAAAGTGCAAGTTAGAGTTACTGGTAATACTGGTACAATAAATGGTAGAGACGACAATGATACTTGTCTTGCATCATCACTTACATTAATGGAGGTATCAGGATAATGAGTACGATCAAAGTAGATAGAATAGAACCAAAAGATGGTTTACAGAGCAATGCTATGGGAGGTATTGTTCAGGTTGTGCGTGTCGTTCATACTGGACAAGTATCTTCAAACTCAACAACTTATGTAAGCACTGGTCTACAGGCATCCATCACACCTAGGTCAGCATCTAATAAAATTATGGTTTCATTTGAGCATTCGATATACCATTCGAATACCTTAGATTCTGATCTATGGTCACTTCATGGTATAAAGATAAAAAGAGGTACTCAATCAGTTTACACACCAGTGACTAATAATAATGGTCCATATGATTTTGGTCTTTATGATTCAGATAATGCCAATATATCTCAACAATATAATAGAAGTAGAGTAGAGTATTTGGATAGTCCAGCTACAACTGGTACTATAACATATTCAACTGAAATTGCTTGTTTTAATAATAATGGTACTGTATATGTAAATTATAGTAATTCTGACACTGTAGTAGCACCACAATCTTGGATGACTCTTACGGAAATTACAGCATAATAAGCATCCACTTCCTCAACCGGCACAGTTGACACCTGTGCCTGGATGCTCTATAATATATGAGTAAACAACCAAGGCACCATGCAAGACGAGTTTCTCACACGTTGTGTTGTAGATCCCACCCGACGCACTATCTACATTTATTCTAGTGAAGGAGACACCAAAGAGATTGTTTGTGATACTGGTGACCAGTTTATAAATATTCTCAATGTAATTCGTGAGACTTGTCCTGACGATGCATTATTCTATGCCGAACCTTTGGAGGTGTGAATGGAGATTTTCACAATAGAAGAATGGGAAAAGAACTTTGATGAACTCTTTAAGAGAGTAGAAGACGGAGAAACAATAGGTATAGTCAAAGAAGATGGAACAGCAGCAGTAATGATGCCTGCCGATGATGAAATTGTGCGAATATAC